AGGAACATCATTTTCTTCACCACCCCAAACATTAACAGCATCAAAAGTTAGACCTAATTTATTTTGTTGGATTGCTGTGATATAATCATCTTTAGTAACCGCACGATTTTGCGCTGAAAATGATTTAGGTGCTTGATATTTAATAGATTCTATTGATTCTTTTTCATTACCATTTGATGCAGATGTTACTGATGTTATTGTAGTATTTGCATAACCACCAATTCCTTGTATTAAGGAAAAGTTATTGGCACCATGAGATGCGGTTCCTTTAGTTGAAATATAACTTACTCTAACAATATTACCATCTATTAACTTTTGGCCTAATACACCATTACCAAAATATATTTCATAATTACCAGATAACCCCTCTTGCAAGAAATAGACTTTAGTATTTCCATCTAATGTTGGATAATATGATGCTAAATTAAATACTTCTGTGTTTAGGTTGACACTAGATTGTTGTATAGACACAGTTAATGTAGATGTATCAATATTTGTATCTGGTATTTCAAAACTAAATTTTGGATTAGCTGTAGCATTTACAACAAAAGAATAATTTGAAGATGTTCCTTGTTTTATCATTACATTTTCAAATACTACTGTTCCTGAAACCGTATTGCGTGTGATACTATCTTCAGTTAAGAATGTATAGTTTACGCCATCAATTGCTCTTGACAAAAATGGTGTAAACTTTGGTATAGTTAAAGATGATTGTGTAACCCCATATACAGATACATTAATAGTTGCAGATGGTGCTATAGATGATTTTGGAGTATAACCTAATACTTTTGCCTGAGATACGACTGAACTTCTTTGTAATGCAGTATCCAAGAACATTTCATTAGATACCATATTTAAATAATACGCATTATATTGTGTATTATATGCTAGAATATCCATCAATACTGAAAGACCAGAACCTGCAAAATTATAATCTTTGAAAGTATCTTGACCTTGCATGAATTTAATCATATTAGATTTTATATCTTGAAAATCTAAACCAGTCATTTGTATATTACTATTTGCACTTGCCATTAGCGAGTTCTCTCCAGTAGAATATTAACCTCGGAAGGCGATGTATTGTTGCCAATAAAAAAACTCAAATTAACATAAAAAGCATTAGCATCTTCAATAGCTACAACTTCAATATTATCAATTGCAACTCTTGGTTCGTAATTAGTTACTACATTTTTTATTTCAGTTTCTATTGAACTAGCAGTAATAGCACTAATTTGTTCAAATAGAAAAGCATTTAAATTAGAACCTAATGTAGGTTGAAATGGTCTTTCATAGAAATTAGTCATCAATAAATTACGAACAGAACGAATAACTGATTGTTCATCATAACTCATAGATACATCTCCAGTTGCTGGATTGCGTGTAAATGTTAAATCTAAATCTGAGTATATTTTTTTTAATGTGGCCATGTTCTATTTATGCTTTGATTATTTAGGTGGACTAACATCAGCACCATCACCTTTTTCGGTGTGGACATGCTTAACAAGACTAATTGGTGCATCACCACCGAACACATCAGTTTTTGATGTAATATCACTTTGAGCTATAAGTGTGTTGCCTATAGTTGTATCTCTACCAATAGTTACATCAACACCAATATTTGCATGTCTTCCCGCAATTAAATCTATTAATGCTTTGATTGTTTTATTAGCAACAATACTGCTTTGTGTTATAATATTATCAGTTACCCTTAATATTCCAGCTATACTAACTGGTCCTATAAAAGTCCATTGTTCTGATTTGGCAGTAAATATACCTTCAACATCTAGATTAAAATTACCTTTTACAGTAAAATCTACATTTCCATCTACTTGTGCTTTAACATTACCCTGAATGTACACTTTAACATCACCTTGAATAGATTCTTGATGATTGCCCATTATATAAACTTTATTGTCTTTTACGATAACTATACAATGGTCATTAACAATGTGTTCTGTCTTGCTTCCATCGGGGTGTATTTCTTGAAAAGTGCCTGTTCTATGTTGAATATTTATGCGTTCACTTCCTGGAGAATCATCCAATTCAAATACATGGCCAGAAGGTGTTGTTGTTACATTATTATAAGGATAAGTAGTATCATAAGGAACATCGGGTTGACTAAACAGATTATTTGGGTCAACAGCAGCTTTAATCTGTTCACCTTTAGTTTTGTAATCTTTCTTATTGGTTACAACTTCTGTTAAATTAGCACCTTGTGCTAATGCTGAATCTAATGCTGCTTGTAAATCTTGTGTATTCATAAATTATTAATCCAGATTTCCATAAGTTGAACCAATTGTTTTATTCCATCTTTCTTTAGCTGCCCCAACTTGAATAGTATATGATTTACTCCAATCACTCAACTCACTTTCAATAGTAGAGTTATTGAAAGTTTCTGCTATTAATGGAGGAATCTTACTATGTACACGAGTCCACTCATGATTAAAAAACATGACAGTATCTTTAATAGTCCATTTTTCTTGGCCAGGTAAAGTTGACATTCCTTCTATCGTACCACCAGAACTAAACCAATTTGATTCATAAGCTGCACTAGCTTCATCAAATGCAGGTACTATAGATTTCATGATATATAATATATTGCTTTTATAAATACTAACACAATTTTCCAATGACATATCCTGACAACTAGATGCTTTATCTATGTCTACTGCAGCTGGTATTACATTAGGTACTTTTACAGTTGGTGGCATGGTCGCTGGTCCAATTACAACTTCCGCAGTTTTTGTAGCTGGTGTTACTATAACTGGTTGTTTTACTTTGATTGATGCAGCAGATGGTGCAATACTTCCTAATATATAACACCCTAATGAACCACTTTCTAAAGACAAATCATCAATAGTTTTTTTCAATGAATCATTTGCCATCTTTTCATATTTTTTAGCGGTCAGTTCTAAGTTGTGCAACTGTTTAGCAATTTCTTTATCTGCTGCAGCTTTCATATCATTCATTGCAGTTGTTGCGGTATCTATTGCACCAGACACAGCAGCTGATGCAGTATCTATAGCACCACTAATGGTATTTAATCCAGAAGTTATGCCAAGACTTGATGCAGCACTTGCGGCAGCACTTTCAATTTCAGAATTAATAAACTTTTCAGTATCTGCTAATAAATCTTTACCTGATGTGATTAATTTACCAATATCACCTAATAAACTAGTATCATCGGGTCCACATTTCTTTTTCTCCGTAACCTTTCCATCTTTGGTTTCTTCAGTCGGTGGTGGTGATGCTGAAGCAACAGCAGTAGCAGCAGCTGTTAATTTATCACCAGTAGAAGCTGCATGGGGTCCTAGTATATCATTAACTTTTTTATCCATTTTATCAGCAACACTTTTAGGCTTTGCTGTATCTAAATGCATTGCTTCTAAATTTGTAGTTGGTGCTCCGATAATTTTTGGAGTTGATACAAATGGGTCATTTTTAATAGTTGAACCACTACCATCTTTTTCTTGTTTAACTGTTGCAGTTGTTGCACCTTTAGTTTCAGGGGATTTAAATCCTTTATCTGGATTTTTTATTGTGTCTGGTGATATTACTCCAGGTAATACACCGAAATACGCTGGAAATTGACCAGATTGTCCATCAAAGAAATAACCAGTTACCCAATCCCCCATTTGTGGAACATTGAATGAAAGTGAATTATTAATAGGAAGTACAGCATGTGACCACGGTAAATCTGCAGTTGGTATTAAATTTTTATCTGATGTATGCCAACCAAAAATTCTAACACGACATCTAGCAATTCTTAAGGGGTCATTATTATCTTCAACGACACCAATCCACCAAACAAAATTATTCATTCCTAAAAATGCATTATCCATTATTTTTTAACTCCAGCTACAGTATTTTTCCATACTTGTGAATTATTATCCACTTTATTGTAGGGTTTATTATTACTATCTTTAATTAATTCAATCACTGTATTATAACCACCAGTTTGTATGGTATGTCTTATAGATGATATTAAATATTTTCCAGAATAAAATTTATCATTTTCTTTTTGTTCATCTGGTGTGTTTGAAATTATGTCAAACATTGCAGTTTGACCAATAGAAACTGTTGGATTTCCAGGAATAACAATTTTCAATCTAGTATAATTGTTAATAGCTAATTGAGATTTTCTTTGTGTAACATAAGTTTCTGCAAAAATATCTTGTGAAACTGAACCAGGCCTTGCTGCTATAAAAGGATTATCTGATTGATTTGAATTAGACATAGAAAGTCTGAGCAATCCTTCTGGTGTTTCATATAATGCTTGACCAAATCTATTTTTTAAATTATTTACTACTGGACTTGAATTTAATGTTTTTTTGTTATTCAATATATAATTATAATCAGTAATATTTACAGAATGTTGTAATATATCTAATGATATTAATCTATTTGCAAAAGTACCATTATGTATTCCATCAAGAACATCAAATGTTTTATCATATTCATAAGATAAGACATTGAAGAAATAATCATTCATATTATCAAATTCTTCCATAGGTCTATTTTTAACACCAAATTTAAAATTATATTCTGGTGTTTTTGAGAACATGGTTTGCATTGATGAGAAAACATATCCGTTTTTGGCATTTTCAAAAAACAACATATCAGAACCAACAAGTGAAGTATCAGCTGGTCTAGCATAATTTGATAACCATTGTATTGCTTCAAATGGTTTAAATCCAGGTATAATAAAACTATATGTGCCTAATGTATCTTGAATATTAGAAATATTAAATCTATCTTTTGGAACTTTCAAATAATTAACAAGAACATCAATTATTATATCTTTAATTGTTTTTCCTGGATAGGATTTACTAATTCTATATTGTTCTGATAATAACAATTCATCTGAACAGAAATGTATAATATATCCTTCAGTAGAATCATTATCCATTTTTTGTCTATCTGATATTTTATATACTCTAAAAATTTTATCAATGTATAATTCTGGAGAATCATCAGAATCTTTAGCAAAAGACATTCTTATATATTCATTTCCATGGAGTTGAGCATTTTCTATAACACCTAATGCATCAGAAATAAATAATTTACCGGATATTGCATGACTGTATATGTCTTCAAAATATGACAATTCAATCATCATATGTTTTAAATCTAAAGTACCTGCTATACCAGAAGATAAAAGATTAATGGCCCTTAGATTATAATCTTTATGTTTTTGAGTTCCATCACTAGCTTCTGTGTGTTTTAATGTTGGCAATTGTGCCATATTACACCTGCAACAATGATATTAATTGATTTTCCATATCTTTGGCATATATTGAATTCATAACATTAACAGACCTTTTATTTTCGTTTAATTGCAACTCATGGTCATATATAGTTTGTTCAAAAGTTGATGTAATTATAGTTGAAGTATAACCATTATCTAATGTTACTAGAAATGTTTGGCTTTGTGGGAGTTCTAGATATGTTTCATAATCAATTTGATAATCATCAGATGAAGTTGTCTGAGTATAAGAATCTATTGTGGATACATTTTTATAATAATATTTAATATTTGTTTGAGTATATTCTAAAACAGTTTGATTATTTTCTGTAGCAATAGCTTTATATTTAGATTCCAAATGAGCATCAAATATTTTTGTAGATAAAACCAAATCCCATTGGGGGTCCATTATATTATTACTATAAAGAAATAACCAATATCTATATGGGTCTCCATAATATTTTGAAGCCATTATTTCTGGTGTATCACCTTCTTGCATTTCATATTTATAAAATAATGAAGAATTATTTATAAGTGATGGCAACAAATCAGTTCTTACCAATAAATTTGTAAGAACTTCTTTATTAGATATTAATTTTGGAAATGACCTGAAAAATTTCATTATCTAATTTCTCCTTTCAATAATCTTTCTCTTTGTACAATATGTATTTCACTAAATTGTAAAGTTAATGTTGTTTGTAATGGAGCACCACCAGAATGTGCTGCCCAACCATCTGGAGCATAATCGACAATAACATCTTCTAATACACAATCACCAGTTTTAAATAATCGTGTATTTTCTTCAGCACTTGAACCACCCATTGCAGAACCAATTTTAGTACCAAGGTCAAGTCCAGGAACTAAATTATTACCAGCTTTTTGTAGCATTGCAGAAATACCACTTAAATTTGTATTTTTAGACATCATCAATTTTATATTAAATACAGAAGGAGGAATAAAAAACATACCAGAAGCAGAACTAACAGATGGTGATGATGCAAAAATAAATGCATTACATATAGCTGAAATTTGGTCAGATTCTTCTTTAGATTTTGCTGTTAAAATGAATTCAAATTGAAATTTTCTAAAACCATTACCCCGATATAGCATTTGAATTTGAGGATTTATTGCTTGTCCTTGTGCTTTCAATAATAAATCAGCAGTATCTTCACTTACAAATTTTCTAACTATTGCATCTTGTAAAGTTGCATCACTTCCTGCAACAGATTTTATTGATTTAACTGCTCGTTCAGCAATACTTCCTTTTGCTTGTTCAAATTCATGTGCTAATTCACCAACCTTTTCCATAACTCTACCAGCTGTTGGCATTGCTATAGGTTCATAACTATTACCATATGTCATGTTTAAGGTATCTGGCATATATAAAGAAATAAAAGTCATAGATTGTCTTTTAGATTTTTCTAATTGTGCTTGTACTTTTTCACCATGATATAATGATTTTGCTGCTCCTATAGTACCTTGAACTGGTCCCGATTGTAATACTGTATTTCCTAATCTTCCTGAATCAGCAAAGAAACCTGTTGCAACATTAATATCTTGTATTGTTCCACCCATGGTAATAACATCATTAAAATCTGTAACATCACCAGAAAAATCAAATTTAACTGGCATTATATTAGAAATTTCAAATTGAATGAAATGCATTCTAGAAGGGTCACTGGTTAAATTTTCAGGATATTTATAGTGAGATGTCCCAGTTTTTGAACCAAATAATTTTGATAATGGACCTTTAAGTACATTGGTTATACTACCTGTTGAAATCCCACCAATTTGTGTGAATATAGCCATTGTTTATCTCGTATAAATAATTGATTACAAGTATTTATATGAAATTATTATGAGAAAATATCATCAGGGATTATATAAAATAAAGAATAGAGGGAAATATATCGGTGACCCAGATAAGATTTTTTACAGGTCTAGCTGGGAGTTGAAAGTGTTGCAATGGTTAGATAATCATCCTGATATTATTAATTTTTCATCTGAAGAAATTATTATACCTTATGTGTCCCCAGCTG